GTTTCCCAGTCACGATCTGTATTGTGCGTCTGTAGTGTTTGTATACGTTAAAGTGTTTTCACTGCGATTGGTTGTCTTGATTTCCATATTCGCGCCAGTCGCAATGGTAAAAGGAAGCGTCTGCGTGATTGGTTCATTTAATACAAAAGTTGTGTCGGGAAGAACGTCAATATCGACGCCGACATTTACAGTCCCGAAATCAGCTTCTTCAGTAACATAAACTACTTGCGGACCATGATCGACTTGTTCTATTTTGTCTAATTCTTCAAATGTTGGTGTACCTACAAGCGGAATAACACTAAATACACTATTTGAATCTCTTGCAATTGTTACATTGTTTCCGTTTGTTGTTGTTGTTGGTATGATGCAATCTCTAATTTCAACTCTAACGCTAGCCGTATCACCGGTTAAACCCATTATATTTGCATCTTCGAAATTGCAATCACTTAAGGTTACTAAACAAGCGTCTCCGTTTTTTAAATTAGTTGCTGCATTAGTTCCAACCGCATTTAAATTACCAGTAAAATCAAGCGGGATACTTTCTGCTATTTGTAACCAGACATTAGTTGCCGCATTAATATCATCAATAAAACTAAAACGGTCCATAATAACGACATCGGATCCGGCACCGCGACCAATTAACGAAATATTTGAAGGTGCCGATATGTTCATTAATTTAAAAACTGCTTGCGTCGAACCTCCGGCAGCTGTTGTGTCATAGTTAAACGTATTTACTCGGCAGCTTGTTATTGATGCAGTTCCAAAATTATCATTGAAAGTAATTTGATTAAATTCAACACTTAAATTATCTGCCGCTTGATTCACAATATGACTATAAGTTGGTAAAACAAATGTTTCACCATAATCACCCGATGCACAAATAAAAGTGTTTTGACTCATGACCGTAGGTGCTGGCACATTGGCCAATGCTTCAGTCATAGAGATAAATGGTTTAAATAGTGATCCATTTCTTTCTGAAGCCGGAATTGTGGTATTTAAATCAACATAAAATGCACCTGTGCTTGAATCCAAATCAGATTCATAAGCTAAGGTCTGAGGTGTTAATTCGTAATACTCCCATGAATAAAACGGTAAATTAGGAAAATCACCAGTCAATTCAATCTGCATTCCTGTTTGAGATACTACAGTGAAGGTATAAGCCGTTAAATCAATCAAATCAATTGGTACAAAATCACCGGTTGTTAAATCGAATGTTGTTTCTGCTACATCGCTAATTGCACCTAAAAACTTTTGATAAAAAGCTTCGCCAGCTCGACGAATAATTAATACGGCGTCAGTTGCAGGAGAACCGGCAAATGCTTGTAATGTTATCGATGTGATACGACGATCACTTGAAACATTAACAAGCCACGTTGGATCAATATTCTGAAATCCTTTAACTGGCTGAGGCGTTTCAGATTGCATGGTTTGATCCACTTCCCAATCTGTTGCGCGTGCATCTAAATCAGTATGTGTAACCACACGATTCGCTTCATCAGCAATCATGTCTTTTTCGATAAATGCTTCGCCGCCCGATGTTAAACTTTTTGCTTTACCAAGATTAATAGCCATTAAACAGCCCCTTCTATATCACCGGATGCGGTAAAGCTTCCTTCTAACGTTGTATCAGCAAATAAGGCAGCGCCAAATCTTCCAGACGTGCTTGAGGTTCCGGCTATATTTAAAGTTCCAGTATGTTCGATAACGTTTGCATTTAACACGCCTGTACCGTTGACAATAATATCTCCCACTATCGTGCTAGCTGTAATATTGAGCGTTCCGCCAGTATTAATCGTAATTGCGGTTGTAGCGTTTATTTCATTAACCGTCATTGTCACTGAACCTTCATTGACAACAATTGCTCTACCATTAACAGCACTGGGTTTTTCAACAATAGAGCCAATATTCATAATGCCTGTGGCGCTTGGATTGCTCGGCTCAAACAATATGCCAAGAGCAGAATTACCCTCTAAAGAGATTTCATCAACGTTATATATTCTTGGCTCACCGCTTGTTGATTCGTCAAAAATACCGGCTGAAGCATCGCCTTCACACACCAGTCTTTCAACGCTAACAAATATGCCATCGCTTGCGCCTGAAATTCTGATACAGTTCGAATTTGTGTTTGTATGTGTTAAAACTCGACCTCTAATAGAAGTGTTAGTGACGTTATTAAATAAAACACAATCGCCGGATGCAGCACTATTAACCACAGACTCAAATCTAAACGTTGAATCGTCAGACATTGTTACTGTGACAGCGGCGCTACTTGTAATTGAGCTATTAACACAAGAAATAAGAGTGCCTTCTGGTATGGTGAAATTTTCACTAAATGAACCAAAGCCAGGATTCAAACCGGCAGCTGGATTAGCATCATCGGGTGCAGGAATAAGTGCATTAATTTTGGTAATCACTTCATTAATTGTGGCATTAGCACGCTCTAAAGTTTGACCATCTTCAGCATCGTTGCCGCCTTCAGCAAAGTAAAAATTTCTTGAATCGACATTAATATTATTCTTAAAGCTCATTTATGCCACCATTGACCATTTGCTGGATACAACGTAACGCTTCCTGTTGAAACTGTTGTTGGTGATTGAATTGTTGCGTCTCCAAGTAATGTAATTAATCCGCTTGCTGAAGTAATTGTGACTTCTTTTATTGCGTCAGCGATATCCGGTAAAGTTACGTTAATTGGACCTGTAGCATTAATAATGTCGTCACTTACCTGTATTTGATAATTGACTGCTACGACAACAATGTTTTGTGGTGTATTCCCTCCAATATCTGAATATGAAATAGGCGTTATTGAGCCTTTACCAACCTCCCAATCGCCATTCAAACCAACACGTAAAACTGAAACATTTAACTTTGTAATCGTTCCAGTATCTTCAGCCAAAACAAAATCGTCTTTTGAAAAATCCTCTACAACGGCAACGGTTCCGACACCGCGTATTGTTAAAAGTGTTCCAGTATGATCTTCAACTTCGAAAATTCCGTCATTAAAATTAGTGCCGACAATTAAAATTAAATCATCTTGAGAAAATGTATTTGAACCATCCGTTACAACGGTTGGATTAGAAGTTGCAGCTACGCCAGGAGTGAATTGACCATCGGTTACGGTATCCGTTGTTGCAGTTGGTAAATAATTGGTAACAAGACCACCGGTTTCTGCAACTGATGTCGAATAGTTGTCGTTAAGTCTTAAATAATTATCTCGTGAAAATCCTTGTGTAAATCGCGTGATAGCTTGGTATCTTTGAATCGCATAACCTCTGATATCACCATAGGCTGCAAATGCTGGACCAACCATTGTTCCGCGTAGAGAAAAAGATCCCTCACCGACTGGAACCGTTCTAGAAAAATATAAATTTCCTGCACGAAAAACTTGTGGATTTGGCGGATTGAGATTAGTTAATCCAACGGCAACATCAAATACACCATCAAAAATTTTATGTCCGGTATCATCCGTTCCAATATATAATTGAACTCTTATTTGACCACTTGGTGGAATGGTTTCAAATATTCTAAAGCTATCAATAATAATATATTCATCGCTTGGAATATTAGATGTAAATACACTAGGGTCGAGAACAAATTCACGAGGATTATCTGCATCAACTAATGGACCAACAACATCAGATAATAATTGTTGTGCTAAAACCTCAACGGGTGCAGCGGTTGGAATATTAGGAAGAAGAATTCCTTGATCGGCAATTTCTTCATTTGTCACAACTAATTCATTAATATTAGTTGCGTTATTCAGTGTAGCAAGTATTTCACCCCAATCACTTAAGGTAATATTTGTTCCAATATTAACTGAACCGGCTGGAACATTAATTGATTGATCAAAAGTCCATTCGCCAGTTGTTGGATCAACAGTCGCACCGGCGTAAACTAATGTATTAGAAAAAGAATCATATTTTACGGTTTGACCATCTTCTATCGATGCATCGATACCGACAACAGGATCGCCTTGAATCAAAAACTGATCAAGAATATTTACTCTTGTAAATTGTGTAAATCCAGGCACTCCATTAACAACAGCCATTGAAGATCATCCTTGATAATGATAAAGCGCAAAACGTCAACACTTATCAATAAGTGTTAACGTTTTGCACATAACGCTTAAGCGCCTGCTGATCCATAGATACCGCGTGGATCCGTCCATCCAAAGCTATAACGCTCATCTGCTTTAAAACGCATATTGCCACTGGAAAAACTGTTATCTTCTCCAAACTCAACTTCTTGACGAGTATAATATTTCATACCGTCAGGCGCGTTGGTTTTAATAAACCACGCATCTTCATCTGTTAAGTAGTGATTTACAGTATATCCATCTGGTAACATGTTCAGATCACGCATTGCGTTGGTCGCGTTGTTTGCTGTGTCATTCTGAAGAACCGAACCAAGAATTCTCTGGCTTTCGAACGTTAACTGCACGGGAACGATCAAACGCATTCCCATTAAAGCAATTCGTAAACCACGTGGATCAGTTGCTTGACCAATTTGAATAAGCAAATCTTCAAGGGAAGCCTCTGACAAATCAGCCGGTGTTGCTAACTCATTTGAAAAAGTTCCGCTATCAGTTGGTCCATTGGGATGAACTGTCGAAAACAATTCTAAGCCATCGCCGCCGCCCATGACGAAATTTGGATCGAAGCCGTTATTCAACACATTGGCCCCCACCACTTCTTTCGTTTGCGTCATGGAAAAAGCTAAACCGCGTGCGCGACGAGTAAATAATTCATATAAATTATCATCCATCGCCTCACGGGTTACAACGAACCCTTTTCCATAGGTAATGTGCGGATAAGTTGGCGTAAAACCTTGACGTTGTGTATCGAATTCAATATCTCCACCCTCGTCTTTAACTTGAGCGAGTGTAAATCCTTCAAATTGCACATCTAATTCAAACGCTTTACGCGATGTATCAGTGTCAAAAATTTTATCCCATTCCATTGGGTGTTCGTCATAAGCTTGACCAAAAACTTTTTTGACACCTTCTTGGAGTAAGCGAGGTATATTACCGCGTGCAATTGTACCAGCCATGTTACACCCCCGTAGTTCCAGCGCCTAAAGTGCTGCTATTCATTTGCACAATCGCACGATTACCCAACACACCGGCTGCGTCTTCTGCAAGACCAATAATGCGAAAAGGTAAAGTTGCTGTTGCTGCAACACTACTAGAATCAAGATCGTAGTTTGAAATGAATAGACCACCATTTGCGGTTGATTCCAATGCATTAAATCCTGCATTTAAACCAACATCGGCAGCGGTTAAAGTTGCGTCTGAATCGACAATGAACGCCATATTAGGATCTATATGACAATTAATGGTGCCTGCGGTAGTAGCGGCTAATGCCGTTGTTTGTAAATTCTCACCAACAAACTGCGGTTCAATGGATGCGACAATACCAGTAACTTGACCGGCAATAGCGCCATCGGCAAAATTGTCTGCGCCTGCGCGTCCATTTGTGGCGTTTGAGGTTCCACTTAGAATAACAACGTCACCAGGGGCAATAATTCGAGCATGAGCAGCATCAACGTCAAACGTTTCGAGCTTACCCGTGTAATCTCCTTGCCCTGGCTGTCGTAAAGCTTGAAAACCAGCCATCGGAAAACCCTCCGAGTTTAGAAGTTAACAAAAAAATAACCTTGTTAAACATCGTCTAAACCGAGTTTTCTACTTGGCCGATGAATGTGCGATAATTCGCTAGCTTTTAATGGTTAAGACGGCCTCATGTCCTGCTGGGATATATTCATGCACGTCTTTCATTCTTTTAAGCTTGGCAGATTCCACCAATAAATTGATAGGCTTTTTTGCTTTCTCAATTTGATCTTGTTTGTAAAATTCGCTCTTAATGCGATATAGCAATAAATATTCTCCACCGCCGGATGCTTTCTTTATCGGGCGTTTGGTAAATGGGTCAATTACTTGTTCCCACCATGCACCATTGAACATTTCAATGCGATCTGCACGATCAAGAATATAACGATAGGTATAACCTTCTTCCTTGATGCCATGCGGAATATTTAGACGATACATTTGTGATAATGGCCGTCTATCTGGGCGATTTTCTGCGCTATGCGCTTCCGTTTCGCGCGTAACTTCCCCAGGTTCTCTAGAGTTTATAGCGCTTTCTAATGTTTTGGGAATCTTTTTTTTCGTCATCAGTTTTCAGTCCTTGAATCAATTACAGCTTGTAAAAAATCTTCTTGGCTTTCCCACCTGTCACCCATCTCATGCCAAATCAACATCTCTTCCTGAGTTAATTTATCCATCGTTAATGTTTGTTTTTGCGATGATTTGATAGGACCGTTGCCACGTTCTGCCATATTTTGAGCGTTTGATCTATTAGGATTTTTTTGTGGAAATTCACGATTCACTGATTCCAAAACAGTTTTTAAACCGTCTTCCAATATAGCATTAGGATTATTCATATTTGTTTGCAACCAATCTGAAAATATTTTTTGGCCATAGACAGCTTTAGCCGATTGACCTTGAATCCAAGGGTTTTTGATAATGAAATCCTGAGTGGTAGGATGATTGACAATATTGTTCATCATATCTTGTTGATTGGGTTGCTGTGGTTGTGCACGCGGCGAATCCATCAACTTATCAATCTGATCATTAGCGCGTTTATAACTTTCCATGTCAGCTTCACTTGCTGCATGGTCACGTTCCGCTTTCAATTTATCGATTTGTGCATTCAAACTTTGTTGGTGAAAGGTTTGTAGGTTTTTAATGCGATCATCAAATTGTTGTTGCATATGATCAATTTTAGAATGCAAGTTTCTATTTGCTTGCATGACTTCACCAAATTTCACATAGTCTTTGGGATTGGTCCACTCATCGTCTGGACCTTTCCATTCCTCTTTCGGACGCCATCCCATATCAAGCGCTTTTTGTTCAATTTCGCTAAATTGAGGCTCTTCTTGTTTTTTTATTTTTTCGTATTGGTTGGGTTCAGGCGATAATTTCTCTGAATCCTCTAATAGTTTTTCGGTATCTTCCATATCGTCACCTGTTGATTGCTTCCAATCATTTAAAGCTGCTTCCGTGAGCTTTAGAGCTGTCATTTTGTCACCTTAATTACTTTCAATTACCATTAAAATATCCGAATCGTTCACACATCTAAAACGGTTTTCATGGTCATGTCTTGGCCGTTTACCATCGTATCGTCTAAATTCAACTAAATCGCCAATACTTACACCCCAATCTTCCGGTGAATCACAACCAAACCCATTGTAAGCAATGGGACCAAATTCAATCACTCTTCCAACATCATGACCCGCTGTTTCTCTTTCATGTTCTTGTTGAGTTGCTAAAACAATACCGCCTTCAGAAACATTTTTAACTTCTTCCATTTCGACTAATACTTGAAATCCACATGGTTTTAATTTCATTATTTATCCCTCTTCTAAATGTCCTGTGGGATACCACTCTAGCGTGAGTTCAAATGCTTCCACTAATCCCTTTGAAAAATTCGTCCTTAATGCTGTTAAACCGACATCATCTGTCGGTCCATCATAATCAAATGGAAACATCGCTAGCATCATGGCGTATTGTGTCTCTAACATAAAACGCTGTGTTACTGGATGATGTTTCCAACTTTCATATTCATTATCATTAACTTGAATTTGTCTTATTTTTTCTTCTAATTTATCTAGTTGCTGCTTGATTGTTTCCACTGGTTGCTGCCCTTAGATTTGACATGACTTGAACTAATGTTTGTAACTCGGTTGTATAAACTTCCAATTGATTTTTAGCATCTTCCGTTTCTGCTTTTTCAAGATTTAATAAGGCATCGGTTTGTATTTTGATAATATTGGCTCTTGTTTCAGCCGCTTTACTCATGGTTTCTGCAAATTTACGTTGTAAATCACCTTCGCGCACCGACAATTCACGATCAAATAAACCGTTTTGAAATTCTTGAATACTATTTTGACGCTCTAATTCGGCTGTTTGTTGCTCGATTTGATTAGGTTGAGGTTCAGGGAATATAGCCTCGATATTTTCAACACCTAATGCATCCAAGAAATTAGTAATGACAACTTGGTCTTGACCACCGGCTTCTTTAATTTGTGGTAAGAATCCCATTTGGACTTCACCGCTTTTAACTCTCTCGATACGTGTCGACATTTCTGGATTAGCAACTGGCACTAAATTAATTGATGTAAAATCAAAATCGACTTCAAAATTGGCCTCTGGATCATCAAGGACTAATCGATACATATTAGGATCAACGAATAATGCATTAAGTCTTGCCATTTTTTTAAATTCTTCACTCATCGCCAAATAAACACGTCTTATAATGCTAGTCGTAGATTGAGTTTCTTTTTGCAAGAGCGCCAAAGTGGTCGTTGCAGGGGCGTTATTGGCGAGCACTTTAGAGAAATCGGCGCTCGCCGCAGTCCGTTCGCCTTCCTGTTGCATCTTCTCGTTGAGTGCAAATAATGTCTGAGAGGGTTCCCCATAAGGTAATGGGAAAAATGCATTCGCAAAATCTCGCGCCGGTACGTTAGTCGCCTTCCACTCCCCAGGTCGAAAACGCTCTTCGCCAAGCCTTTTTCTAACGCCTTTTGCAAGATATCCCCCTGGTAAATTAGATAATGTACCGGCATCGAGTAAGTGATTAGTCGTGGTATTAATGGCTTGCGTCACGCCTGCTAATAAATGCGGATACCCAATACCTAAAAATTCACCCGCTGGATCGGGGAGAAAATCATATTTAGT